TTCCAGGGGCAGGTACTCAACAACGACGCAGCCTTCAGCGTCTTCGTCAACCAGCACCAGCTTCTTGCCATCCGGTACGAACACAGTCTCATACTCATCACCAGCACACACAGCCTGCGCCCAGAATGCTGACGCGAACAGGATGCTCATTGCTAGCGTAGTTACTTCAGTCTTAATAGTCATACTTCTTCTCCAATGAATTGATTGTATTCGTCGTTTGTGGCGTAATACTTTATCACAACCAGCAGTGCTGCCGTAAGCTCTGCGTTATCTTCCTCAGGCCACGCTGTAGTCTCCTGCAGCTGGTGCGTGCTCATAAGGTGCTGGACTAAGACCTCGTCCAGCTGGTCTGGGTGTAGCTCTACCTTCATATCCTTATCCTCTATGTGCTCATTTGCCAGCCTGTCATACTCCTCAGCTGTCTTCTTAATCTCCCCACCTACGTAGGGATGCTCCCACCAACCAGGGAATAAGTCCTGCCAACTCCCCTTCCTGTTACGACAATATGCCCTGAACTGCTGCATCTCGTAGTGGTCTTCTGGTACTACCTGCTTAAACCTTTCATAATTCATAACAACTCACACCCCGTGGGTCCAGTACATGCTAGCTCCTGCGCTCCTACAGTGCTGTCTGAGCCACTCTCGTATAAAGCCATACCTACCCAATCAAACTCTGGTAACGTCGCTACAGCAGCCTTGTACTCCTCCTCAGTACACTCTGTGTATGGCATCTGCTTGTACACTGCGTCACTGTGTGGTAGTAGGCTGATACCAGACAACGAATCGAAGTGTTCCCACATCCATGAACATATGTCTAGGAATTCCGAGTCCGTGTAGTAGACTGTGATGCTAGGCTTGTGCTCACACCAGTAGTCTTGGTACGTTTTCCAGAGACGTAGCTGGTCCATTGCCCCAACCTCTTTAGTACATACGCTACCGGCGGGGGATGATACTGGGAAGCTAAAGACAAGAGTCTTATCCGTTGTGACATCCACTTCCACAGGAAAGCCAGCCTCCTGCATGTATTCGGCCAGCGGGTCGTCAACGCTACAACGTACTGTACGAATGTAATAGGGAGAAAAGCGAGGGTGTATGCCACTGGCACTATTAACCAGTTGACTGACAGTGCCGCTAGGCTTAACACAAGTAATAGCAGCAGCAGGAGATACTCCCAACCGCTCAGCCCATTCTTTATTCGTTTCAATTGCCACCTCTCTCATTTCGGTTAGCCACTTCTCTAACACATTAGTGTCGTATATGGCACAGCCGTAGTCTGTTGAGCCACTCAAGATGTGATGGTCCATAATCCCTGTCAGTGATACACCCAGCAGAGCCTCTTCCTCGGTATTCTTCTTCCAGATTGACCGGAGATACCTGAAGTCGGTGAGAGAGGCTTGCAGCGTTCCAAGTATCGTTGCCTTGCGGACCTTCTCCTTGAGAGTTGCCAGGGTGTCCTCGGCCCGTACAACCACTTCTGTGAGATTGCAGAACTGATTAGGTCTGAGAATAATCTCGGAGCAGGGGTTAGTTCCAAACTCGACGCCATCTGATTCCCTTCGGCCATTACGCGCCGCAATCTTCTGTGCGGCAACGCGAGAAAATACTCCACGCTCACCAGACTTACTCTCATACAAACTCCTCATCTCATCAAGAAAAAAATCAAACTCAGGACGCTCGGTGTAGCAAGCAGAATTATTAGCCAGAGCACGTTGCCCGTTATCCAACCACCACTGGCCCGACTTTGCACCACGTAGACGACCATCAGAAGGATTAGATAGACTAATAAGAGCACTACGCCTAACGCCTCCAACTACAATTACCTCGGCTATCTTGCAGCATAAATCATGTGCCTCTAAAGAAGAAAGTTTGCGACCCGCTGCGTGCTTAAAAAGGTCAGTCGTAAATATGAACAGGTCAATGAGTGGCTGGGGTCCACTAGCTCTGCCCCCAAAAGTCTTGAGAGGCTCTCCTGCACCCCTGACCTTGCTAGTATCCCATTTAGGAATCTCTCCTGCATAGAGCAGGCTAACAAGTTGTCTAAAGGATTTGGCCCAACCGATTTTACTGTCAGGTACGTGGATGGTTGTGTCTGCTTCATGGAACTCCTCCGCTACCTCAGGCAGCTGTGATATGTACTGACGCTCAACGCTATACCCCACACCAGTACCACACAGCAGGATGTACATCAGCTCATCGAATGCTCGTGGGTGGTCGATAGGTAGGTAGCTGCAGTTGAAGCCAGCCACGTTGTCGCGCTCGAGGGCAGGCCCGGCTGTCATAAGGCAGCGCATACTGGGCATCACCTCTAGGTTCTCGATAGCCTGCTTTAACTCCCCTAAAGTATCACTATCTGATACTCTCTGCGACCAGAATCCTATATAGCGTTCAACCGTCTCCGACCATGTCTCTCGCCTGTTCTCAGCCGGTAGCCACCGAGCATACCTGCTGGCGGCAATGAACTCTTGATACTGTTCCATCATGTTATTTCAACTCCCATCCATTCTGCTAATTTAGTTTGGTACATGTAGAGCAACTCGCTCTTCTGCTCCCGTGTCAGCTCCACCTTCTTCCCTCTCTCATCACGAGGGTACATGAACGGGGGTGTGCGCTTACGTCCCTCAGGCTTACTCTTCATTGGAGCCTCCCTCGAAGAACATCTGTTGTGCTAAGTGGGTAGCCTTAGACAGCTCAGCTAGGACAAAGTTCATCTCAGGTGTGCTGCTGGTAACACTGAACGTACCGCCAGCGTTCACTATCATGGTGATACTATTATCCTCATTGCATTCTAGGCCGCCTATTTCCATAGCTTCCAGAATTGTTGCGACCATCTCTGCCAGGGTGGTGGCTTCTTCCACCTCAGCTGCCTGTGTACCGAACTTCCCTTCGACTATCTTCATGCTCCGAACTCCTGCCGTAAGTAGGCCAGCGACACTGGCATCTCGTCGTATGCACCGTCACACACTTCGTGCTTAATCCACACACCAGTCCAGCTGCCGTTGGTTTGAGCGTTCAGGTACTCCTCATCGTGCTGGTAGAAGATACCGGAGAACAACCCTGTCATCCGTTTACCCATCCCATTCCGTGCGTAAGCTATCTCGCGGTCTTGTACATGCCCCATTGTGCAGGACATAAACTTCTTCTGCAGCATCAGCCGCGCACTACTCACTGGTCTGCCCATCACACCACTGGTGAAGTAGTGACAGTAGGCTACACCGTCGATGCAGACTGGGTCGAGGAAGTCATACACCTCCCAGCCATACTGCTTGAGGTTGAAGTCGTCGAAGCTCACCAGTCCGTCGAGCATGGGGTCTTCCTCAGTAGCACGCTCAATACGATACTCATGGTTGCCCAGTGTGAACACCAACCGTGGACGCCACTGCTTCTCCTTGTTGCGTCTCAGCCTCTCCTGCTCTTCCAGTATGGGTGCCATGAAGGCGTCCATACCGGCGTTACCAGCTGCAATGTCTTTGGTGTAACGCCGCCCTTCAAAGCTCTTCTTCCCCTTGTCGTAGCTGGAAAGTGAGGGCATGTCCCAATGGTCACCGATATGTACGATGACATCAGGCTTCATGCGGACAGCATACTGACCTGCCCAGTTCAGGTGGTCGACGCGCTCACCTGGTTTGCACTGTGTGTCGGGTATTACCATATGCCTGCTCATCGTGGCTTCACCTCTACGCCTTTGACACGCAACACAGCTTTCGTGTTGGCCTGCTGGTATTGAGCCATCACTGACTCGGCTTCCTTGCGGCTGCTTGCTACCGCCAGGTTCTCACGACGCTTACCGCGCTTCTCTTCTACCATGTATACTGTACTCATACCTTCTTCCTCGCTGCTCGTTCATCATTTGTTTTCTTCTGGTGACACACCTTACACAACACTTGCATGTCTTCAGGCTCACAGAAGAGGTTACTTACAAATCGCGGTAGGTCTTCATAGGTTTTCAGAGAGCCAGCGGGTATCTTGTGGTCAACCTCTACCAGCTTACCTTGAAACCAATCCTTACACGCTGCACAGTGGTACTCAAACCTGTGCTTCTTACCTTTGACTGTGCGCTCTGCTTGCTTACGCACCAGCTGCTTCGCGGGGTAGCGCATCATCCCAGCCCTCAAGCAAGAACGGATGAAGCTAAAGTATCTAGCCTCAGTCCATGTCTTACCAGCTCTTGTGCGCTCCACACGCTTACCCATCTAACACCTCTCCCCTTCGGTATAGCTCCACCGTACCCTTCATCGGTGCTTCCAGTTCCACTACTTCCAAAGCCGCCTCCAAACCTGCGAGAGCACGCCATGCCACTTTGGTTCTATGTAATATTCCGTCGGCGTCACACTTATCTCGCTCCAAGAAATGGCGTATGAGGCAGTCATCGTGGTCTTCAGAGACTCCTCGGTTCCAATGAAGGGGTTGACCAGGGTTGTGCTGGTCGTTACCCACTCGACTGCATTCAGCGATTGCTGCCAAGGCGTTAGGGAAGTAGTCGAGAACTCCTGTTGCGATTGGGACATTCTTTCTCTCCTGTTTATCAGTGGGTAGTGGCATGTCTTGCTCCTGTGATGGCTTCGTTCATTGCCATCGCTGTTGTGTAGCTACCTGCTTCGCCTTCCAGCACAGCGTGTATCCCTACACCAGTCAGCGCAGCTATCAACCCTATTGGTATGGGTTCAAAGGCGTTAGGTCCAATGCGTATCTGGAACTCAACTACACCGGACAGCAGTGCTGTTGTAACCTCAAGCAATGCCCCCTTACTCTCAGCCCATCCGGGTAGGAGTACCAGTGCGTCGTAATTGCTAGCAAGTATGTCTGCCACGTCACGGGTTAGGTTCT